TGCGCTTCCTTGCTCCCCGTGAACAGCCGGTCAATCAGGTCATACGTTGCGGGCTTCTCATACGCTTGGTTCAGAGACGTATCTATCCGGCGCAAGGCAGGAGCAATAGCTTTACCCACGGCCTCGCCCAACTCCGGCAACTCACCCCATACACCCCGTGCCACGTCCAACCACGGTGCAACGAGCGGCGCAATCGCGGCGGCATTGCGCACACCCGGCACGGGCGGCGCTTCCCGCGTTGTCTCGATGCTCGGCGCGCCCATCTCGTTGACTTGCCGCATGGCCGACATGGTAGCGGGATTGAAGCCGGGCAACTCAGGCGGCAGTACAGGTGCGTTTACCTGCCGCATCGGGGAGAGACCGGGGTCTACGTCATGTTCCTCTGCGGGCGGAGTCCAGCGCGGAGCACCCCCGCCACCTGTCCAGCGCGTGAAGTCCGGCCCGAACGATGGACGCTCCACGCCCACGGTCGGCGGAGTCGGTGCGCTTTGCGGCTCGGTCGGTTGCTGCGGCTTGGCCTTGCTCTTTGGCAAGGTCGGGAACCATTGCCCGTAGAAGTTGATGTACTCTGCCAAGTTATATCTCCCCGGTTTTCAGGTAGGCGACACCCGTCTGCTGCGGTGCGGCGGTCAGCATACGGCCCAGGTAGTTGAACGCATCGCTTACGGTCCACGCCCGTTGTTCGTTCGGTGCGGCAAAGCCCGTCTTGTACGAAGTCAGGCCACCCCATACCTTGCCCCAATCGTCGGCGGTCAGCGGCATACCCGTCTTGTTCTGCCATGCGTTGAGCATGTTGTAGTAGTCGTTCTGTGCGGCCTTCTCCTCGCCGCGCGTGGCGTAGTACTCGGTCGGGTCTGCGCCCAGGAAGTCCTTGAGTCCGGTCAGGTATTGCGCGGGTAGCCCGCCATAGCTCGGCACTTCTGGCGCACTCGGCGCACCACCCCCACCATAACTCGGACGGGCGACGTTGCCGAGGGAGTCCAGCCGCCTGCCGTACTGGTCGTAGCTCACGAGACCGTCATCGCTGTAGTACTTGGCGTTCGGTGGGTGATAGGTTGTTGCCATGCGTTATACTCCGGTTCGTTGCGCTTGATGTAGGGCGCGGGCCAGTTGCCGCGCGAACTTTTCGTCTGTCCGTGCGTACTCCATTGCTTGCGGAAGGTATTCCTCGAACGTCATCTTGGGTTGCTTCACCTGCGGAAGCCGGTCGGAGAGGCTGTCAAGCTCTCGCTCGGCACGCTGTCCGATATGATTCAACACGTCAGACACGATCATCTATCACCCCCCGTAGAAACTGCGCTGCCGGTCGTAGTAGCTGGCCTTCCAGTCGTCCTCGGTTGGCGGTCGGCCATACGTCCGGTAGAACTGATCGCCCCACGCCTTGTCGTGCAGGGCATGGGCTACAGCGTACTCGCCGTCCCGTTCGTATACCTGATCGGGCGTCAGGTACACGGTGCGTCCATCCTTGGTCCGGTACGGGTGCTCCTGGGCGAACTGCTGCCACCATCGGGCATCTACCCCGCGCGGCACGCCATAGACTTCGCTTCCGGCCCCCTGTGCCTGCTGTTGTGCGGCGTTCGGGGGCACGTTGCCAAGCAGCCGTTGCCGCATGATGAGCGGCGTATTCATGGCGTAGTTCAGGTCGGGCGGCATGTTGATACCGGCAGCGCCCAAACCATATGCGTCAGCGGTCGGCATGTTGCTCCCCACCTGCGGCCCATTGGCGTAAACCATCGGCAGATACGGACGTGTTGCTGTCGGCGCGCCGTATTGTGGGCGGGTCGGCCCCATAACCGGCGCTCCTGGCTGTGCGACTGTCTGTGTCCTCGGCATGGTAGGTACGGGCGGCGGCGCAATAACCTGCTGCTGCGTTGTCCCGATCTGTGCGAAGGGGGACCGGCTTGGTCCCTGTCCTGTGTACGGCATGTGTTACCTCACTCTCTCAATCAACCGGACCAACCCGGTCACGCACCAGACAAGCACACGGGCGACGAGACTGTACTCTGACACGGGCTTTTCCTCACCCTGCATCTCGACCGGCACGAACTCCCCGGTAAGCCAGCACCCGTCATGGGGCATCGTCGCGCGCTGTGGGTCATCGTCGTCGGGCAACCACACGAATGATTCGTCATGCGCCCCGCACTTGGGACACTGAACACCCTCGACACCGATTGCCGCGATGCCTTCCCACTTCGCACCACATGCCGGACAAACGAACGAAACATGGAGGAACCCAGGGAACACCGTGACCGTGCTTGCCTGTGCCTCGCGCCACGCCATGTCAGACCACCTTGCTCTTGGGCTTGACCGGCTTGGGTGCTGGCTTCTCGCTGAACCCCACGTCCTCCGGCTCCTCGTCGTATTCGTACCGGCTCAATTCCTTGAAGGCTACCGCGCCCCCGTTGGCAGCACCCACTTGCACCCGGCCCAACGAGTCAAACCCCTCGGCCATGCGTGCATTGACCTGTACTTCGAGTGCGGCCAGCGCGTGCGTGACGGTCGGCCCGGTTGCTATCTCAATCTTGTACGTTATCTTCATCGCTTCCCCTGTCTCACTTTGCGCTTGATGCTCCGGCGCTTGGTTGTCTTGCAGTTGTCCTTGCTCGGCTTGGCCGTAGTCCCGCTCACCCAACCAACCTCCCGAATTGCGGGGGGAGGACACGCTCCCCCCGGTCCTGCTACGCTGCGTCCGGCTGTCCGCCGAACTCTGCGAAGTGCCCGCCCATCGTGCCGTCACTGTCCACGTTCGCCATGCTCACCGCATGGAACGTCACCCTGAGAACGCCACGCCTGCGGCCACCTTCGAGCACGCCCGCCTGCGCAGCGACCCGCTCGGCCACGTTGACATTGGCGATTACCAACTGACCATTCACGAAACGAAGGCTCCCGATCTCGGAGAACTCTACGTCTGCCTTGTCATGTACCTCGATTGCAGTTGCCATATACCTGACTCCTTTCGATTGTTCGTATCACCATGCGCCGCGTGTCTCAGCGCGTCGGCTACATCATTCCCGGCATCATCTGCTCAGGCTCCCCCGCGAGTTCGTCAAGCTCAGGGATTACCGGCCCCTGTCCTGATAACGCCTGCATATCGGCGGGATTCACCCCATCAGGCGGCATCGTTTCGGGTGCAGGAACTTGCCCGCCTTGTCCACCTGCTGCGCCCGCTTGCAACATCGCCAGTAGTTGCGCGATTAGCTCAGGAGGCAAACCCTCTGCACCTGTCGGCATCTGTTGAGGATTTGTAGCCCCTTGCGAAGCAGGCATCGGCCCCCCTTGCGGAGCACCTTGCGGCATACCACCCGCTCCGCCCATCATCGCTTGCATCATTGCCGGGTCGGGTTGTCCTGGTTGTCCTGGCATCGGTTGTCCTGGCTGTCCCGGCTGTTGCTCCGGCTCATTTCCCAAATCGGGAACAATCGGACCTTCGGGAGTCTGCTTCCAACCCTCGGGTAGCTTCAACTTGCGCGGCACATACCCTCGTGCAACGGCCAGCTTCGCGGCTTCCAAGGGTGCGAGTTGTTCTACGATCTGTTCGATGTGAATCCGCTCTTGCTCGCTCGTGTCGTCCTCGACCAGCTTGTACCGGCTGCGTGCTGTCCGCTTGGAGAGTAGGCCCGCCTGCGTTGACTCGATTGCCATGCGGAGGTTGCTGGCTTCGTCGGCTGGCATCGGGTCGCCAAGCTCTACCTTGCATTGCCAGTCATCCCCGACATTCGCCAGTTTGAACGCCACCTGTCGCTTGGCCCGGCGCTTGCGCTTGCCCGCGTTGTCATCCTCGGCGGTTTCACCCTGTGCCACAACCAGGGGGATAGCGTCACCGATGAGGGGTTCCAGCTTGCGCTTGCCGATGATCGCAACCAACCGGAAGATGGACTCGAAGCAGGACTCAATGGCGTGCCAGATAGGTTTGAGTGCGCGCCGTCCGGCCTGCGTTTGCAAGTTGATCGCATACCCGGCCATGTTCTCCGCACCCTGTCCGTACAGCGCAAAGGGGAAGGTGGCTTGCTGTAGCTGCTGCTGCATACGGTCGCCCGCCTGGAAGAAGTCAGCGGGGAGGGGTGCCCGTTGGAGAGGCTGCACGGCGTCACCCTTGGCGAGAAAGTTCACGGCTCCGGGCGTAGTGTCAAGTTCCTTGCTGCCATCGAGAGGGAAGGAATCACTGAACACATTCCAAGCCGATGTGACCGCGGCCCAACCACCCGTGAGAAGAATCGAATACCATGTGTCAAGGTTCCGGCAGGTCGGCGCAATCGAACGCATGAGGGGTTGATACCTGGCCTTCTTGCGCGGGATAACCCGGCCCACGCCCACGGCGTAGGGAATGACGCCATACCCATGAGCGCGCACGAGTTGCCCGGCTACGGGGACCGGCTCGGCGGCTGCGTAGTAGGCAACGTGCGTCCGCGTCCAAACCTCGGTCCAGTCCACGTCAAGATCATCGGGCCACTTGTCCACGTCAGACAGCGCACCGGGGTAGAGGCTGCGAATCTCGCTTGCCGGTCTCTCGAACCGCTCCGCCATGAACGACAACCCACCCGCGTCGATCTCCCACACGCAGAACCGGGGGTCACGCACGAGAATCACAATCGGCAGGCCCGACACGGCGAAGGTGTCACTGTTGTCCTGCTTCGTCAGCGACTTGTCGTAGAACAGCACCTTGGCGATTGCCACCGCGCGTTGGGTCGCAAGGTACGCCAGTTCACCGATGGTATTCTGCTTCAGGGTCTCATCGTTGGCACGGAGGAGGGCTTGCAAGTACTCCTCTTGCTCGTCGGCTTCCCGTTCGGCGGCTTCGTTCTCTGCGCGCAAGGGTACTTCGATGGTAAGTTCCTGCTGGCTGGCAAGGTCCACGACCAGATCGACCGTGTTGGTAAAGTGGGAGGCGCGCACAAGCTTGACACCGGGCGGGGGGTCTATCGGTTCGTCGGCGTCGTACATCTCGTCAAGCTCGTCGTACATGCCGTTGCGTGCGGAGGCTGCGTCGAACAGCACCTCAGCCTTCTCCCAAAGTTCTTCAATGTCCGGTTTGGCTATCTTCTTGCTCATCGGCTCACCTTTGCGAACGGGTCAACCCCGTGGCTGCGTTTGCGTTCGGGTCGGAGAAACTTGACGCCCGTCTCTGTCCGTACCATCTTCACCCCCTCGGCTGGCTTCTGCTTGTCGAACGGGTCGCCTGGGGAGGGTATCGGCGCGGGTAGTGCGCTGCTGGCTCCGCTCCACGCCATAGCAAGCGCCATCACCGTGTCGTCGTGTCCACCCGGGGGAGCGGCATAGCGAAACGCACCGGACGGCAGACGGGTAGAGGTAAAGGCTAGAAGCTCGTCGGTCTGCACCGGGTCCGGCAGCACGGTGATGCTCTCCGTCTCGAACGCAAGCGCCAGGTCCTCGATTGCGCGGGTCTTGCTCGCAGGCGTGGTAAGAAACGGCTGCACCCTGATTCCGTCATCGCGCAATTGCTCGATGAGCGGGTCGCCTATCGAGTTGGCTTCCGCGATCACCCAGGCACCGGGGAACCGGGAGAGGAGGGCTTTGAGTCTGCCCAATTGAAAGCGATAGTCGATCTGGTTAAAGCGGTCCATGTACACCTGCGAGCGGGTCCCCATATCGAGCACAGACAATACGGTGAAGTCCTCTGCCTTGGCCCAATCCACGCCCACGATGCAGCGTTTGCCGTCCTCCATGCGCTCTACTGGCGTGCCAATAGCGCACCGATACACGTTACGAAACACCGCGCCCGCGTCGTCAATGAACTCGGCCAGGAACTCTTGTGCAAAGACCCGCTCCGGCAGGCTCTTACGAGCGGCTTCGATCTCGTCGGGGGGAATGTAGGGATTGGCTACGGTCGGCATTTTCCAGGCTCGCCACCCGTCTACTTGGTCCCGCCCCTGCGTGAACAACGACCAGAAGAAGTTATGACCGCGCGGCGTAGACATGAACCACGCCCCGCCCCGCAGGTCGGCAAGCGTAGGACGAATCACGTTCAACCATGCGGCTTCCAGGTTGGGCGACATCGCCGCCTCGTCAACGATCACCGTCTTGAACTTGCGACCGCGCGCCGTGTCAGGATTATCCAGGCTGAACATATCGACCGTGCCCCCGCCAAGCAACTCGATGCGATGTTCGTCTGCCCGCGCGGCCCGTATGACCGGCTGCACGACCTCGCGCACCATGCGCCAAGCGTCGGACAACATGCGATAGGTCGGGCTGAACCATGCGACCGGCTGACCATGTAAGGCGTCCTCTATCAGCAGGTCTACGCCAAGCCAGGACTTGCCCCACCTACGACCGCACGCCAACACGTTGAACCGTCCTGCCTCATCAACTACCTGACGCTGCGCCGGGTGTCTCGCCGGTATGGTCAGGGTAAGGGACTTCGACATGCCGTATCACGATCTCCAATGCGCCACCGTCAACCCCGCCAAGCTCCTGCTTGTCTGGCACCTTGCCCAAGAGTCGGTTGAACGTGAAGTCAGTCGCCCACGGGTCGGCGCGCTCTAGCTTGCGCTTCATGGCCGCGGCCCACCTGTCGAGCGTGCCATTCGAGATGACCTTGCTAAGCGAACTGGTCAGCTTCTCGATGTCGTCCTGCGATGGACGACCGCCACCGTTGCCTACTGCGACCTTATTACCAGGGAGAAAGCGCCCCCTCTCATCACGTTCTGCCATCGTGTTTCCTCGGAGATTACCGTTTGATCTCGACTTTGATTACCCCCTCGTCCTGCTTGACCTGCATCAGCCACGCAGCTTCAGCCACGCAGCCTTCAGGCAGGTCGAGCACGACTCGGAGACCTCCATCAGCCAGCGTTCGCACTTGCGACACGATGGCATCGAAGGTGATCGACTTATCAGCCATCAGCCGCCCAGGAGGAACCGGCGCACCTTGCCCGGTTTGGGCTGCGCATACGCTGACTCGAAGCCAGCGCGCACGTCCTCGCGCGGTGCGTACAGTTCGACCAGCTTAGCCACAAAGCCAAGCACGATCACGACGAGCGACACCCACGGTTGACCAGCGAAGTAATCACCACTCAACCACTGAATCAACAGCGGAATGAGAGCGAGAACCGCGGTCCAAACGAAACCAGGAATCTGCATAGCTACCTCCTGAGCATGAGTGTACGCGTCCCATGTTGCAGCAATTACACCCAAACCAACCTCACCGAAATACCTCACCGAAACGCGCACACCCTCCACGTGCCCCACGTGAGACCCCGCGCATTTTGGTGAGGCATTTTGGTGAGGCAAGGAGTAACGAGTATTGGCAATTGGAACGAGTTGTGTAAGATTGCTTACTTGACAGATGATACCAACGGGCGTACAATGGCTCTGCCATTGGCGAACGGCCAAGGGCAAGGCCAACAAACACGGAGGGAGAACATCAAGGGACAGCACACACGGCAACCGAATATCAGGACGAAAGGGCCACCACAGTGGCGACACTCTCACTCCCTAGAACTGAGAGCACACGGGAAAGATGAACCCGCCAAGCGTAACGGTAGTCTGCTGGTGATGCGCCAGTACCGACGATGCCCCATCGCAGGGGCGAAACTACCGGGAGGACATGATGCTACTTGTAATGCTTCACGATCTGGCCGACATTGACCACCCATTCGGGCGAACGATACGCTTCGAGAGCGACGACATCAGCATCGCAGCGCAAGCAATTTCTGACGCATACGGAGAGCCTGTCGAGGAAATCGAAGCGCAACTCAGGGGCAATCTGCACAACAACGGCGATCTCGTCCCACTGACTACCGCCGTCGAGGTATAGCCGAAACTCCCCCGCTTGGGGGAGTCTGACCGGGGTTGACGACCCGGCACCGAATGAGGCACGTCACATACCACAAGGGAGGAACACCGTGAGAGAATCATACGAGTCCATCAAGGAAATGGCGAAGTCGAAGGGCGTCAAGGCCACCGATCTACTGGCGCTGGCCCCCAAGAATGACCCCTTCTACGTAGGGGCGCCTGCGTCAGTCCAACAGGCGCAATGGTTCGCTGAGTTGTGGCAGCGGTTCAACTTCTCGAACGGCGTGCACTTGCGCCGTGTCCACTACCAGTTGGTGAGCCAGCCCGACCCACGCATGGCGGACGGTCGGCCCTACGAGAACACTGAGGGTTGTTGGGACTACATCTGTAGCGCGGGCAAGTACGCCCGCATCTTGGGACTGGTCCCTGCTGATGCGTTCGTGGACCGGCGCAACCCCGACCCGCACTTGTTCGTGAACGACAACGACGACGAGCAGGAACCGCAAGCTTCAGTGTACGAGCCTTGGTTCTCTGTCCCACAGATCAACACGGACCTTGGCGAGTGGTTGAGTTGGGAGATCGGTTCCCCCAACATCAGCGGCTACGAGTACAGACCCTCAGACCAGCCCTACCACGTTGAGTTGTGGATTGAGAAGTCCACGATGGACGATGTGCTCTTGCCCCTGGGTGAAGAACTTGGGGTGAACGTGTGCACCAGCCTGGGATTCCAGAGCATCACGTCTGTGATTGACATGCTCAAGCGCATCGCCAACCGGGGCAAGCCCGCTCGCATCTTGTACATCTCAGATTTTGACCCGGCAGGCGATGGTATGCCGGTCGGCGTGGCACGCCAGATTGAGTTCTGGTTGGAGGAGTTCGCCTGGAGCGCAGACATTGCGCTCGAACCCATCGCCTTGACGGGTGAGCAGGTCCGGCGCTGGCGCTTGCCCCGTATCCCCATCAAGGAGAGTGACAAGCGAGCCGGTAGGTTTGAGGCGCTGTATGGTGAGGGTGCGGTTGAGTTGGACGCCCTCGAAGCCTTGCACCCCGGCGTGCTGGCCGACATTGTACGGCAAGCGGTTGAACCCTTGCGGGATGAGCGGCTAGAGCGGAAGCTCAGCGATGCGTACTACAAAGCGCGGGACATGGCGCGCAATCAATGGCGCATGTACGCAAACGAGGAAGCGAAAGCCTTGGCCGAACTCAGCCAGGAAGCACGGAACATTCTCGACACGTACAAGGAACGGCTGCAAGCCTTGGCCGACGAACTCAACAAGGAAATGGCCCCGATTGTCGAGCGGTTGGAGGAACAGAAAGTAGCCTTGTCCGAGAAGATTCGGACGTTCGACCCCGAACTTCCTGACCGACCGGAGGGTGAGGCGGAGGGCGTGGAGACCTGGGACTGGCTGTTTGATTCGTGCCGGTCATACGAGGAACAGATCAACCACTACCGGGCGAGGAAAGGCAAGGTGAGTATCGAGGAACTGGTAGAGGCATAGGCCCAAAGGGAGGGAGCAATCCCTCCCGCTGTAATGCGGGAAGTCCGGCAGCGCAACCCCGGCGGCAGACGCAGAGCGCAGCACATACCACACACAAGGGAGGATTACACCATGTACGTAGTGATAAATAAAGTTCAGGGAATCGAACTCAACGGCAACACCCTCAGCGGAAACACCTTCCCGGCCAAGGACTACATCAAGGCTTACCTGGGGGGCAAGTGGAACGCCAGCAGCAAAACTTGGACCGTTGACGCCGACAAGGTTGCCCGCTGGCTGAACAACACATCCAATTTCTCGGCCGATAATAACCCGCCTACTCCGAAGTCGGCAGTAGCAGGCATCGGCGGTTGGTGCTCCAAGTGCCACGACTGGACTTACGGCGATTGCGGTCACTAAGCGACACGCCCCGCCGGGTGGGGGGTGAAACCCGGCAGGAGAGAGACAGCATGAAACCGAACGAGCAGACCAAGGTCAAACGCCCGTGCGCCGTATGTGGGGAGTCCCAACACCGTAAAAGGGTGTGGGAGAAGTGGCATAGCAAGGTGCTCTGCTACGCTTGCGCGAGCAAGGGCTGGACATTCGATGCGGACGGCAACACCAAACAAAGGGAAAGGAGAGTGTAACTATGGCGATGACGATACGTTGCCGTAAACGAGACCAAAGCTCTGCGAGAACTCGCCGCCCGCCTGGGGTACATCGCCAGGGACGGGCGCTTTGCTGGCGAGGGCAGCATCAACAAGATGATGCAGGCGATTGCGCGGGGGGAGTTGCACGTAACGCAGAATGACGGCGAGCCGACCGTCTACAGCTACGCCCCGCATGGTGCGGTGGCCTACGATGTTGACACGCCCGAAGGCGCAGCCGCGGCGCACCGGGCGGATATGATGCGGGTCGCAGACCCGAACGAGTACTAGGAGGATACCATGAAGAACTGCACGGACGATAGGACTTGTCTCAACGAAAGCCTGATCGAAGAACTCACTCAGGCATTGGCGGCGCTGCTTTGGCAGCACGACAACAATGACGGCACGCTGTGCGGCATGGCCCTACAGGACGCACGGGCCGCACTTGCCAAGGCGCAGGCGCAGCCCGAACCACTTGGCAGCACGGTAAACCCGCAAGACCGCACCTTCAAGTGCATGTACTGCGGTGGGGTCATGTCCTGGGAGGACATGGAGAACGGTTGGGACTTGTATTACTGCCAGGGCGAGACGTGCCGCCATCAGCACACCGTGGCGCGGGAATACTGGACATGGTACGTCAACGTGTACAGCATCAGCCAAGGCTACGGGGGACCGGAGGAAGGCGGCTGGTGGTACAACGTGGGCGAGCCGGTAACTTCCGTGCGCTGTGACACGCACACCGAAGCGGAGACAATGGCCGACATTCTCCGCAAGAAGTACCTCAACACGGGCAAGAGCCGCAGCACATTGGGCGGCGACGACACGCCATACCCGACCGAGCGACCGCACTACGAATAGCTAACCAGGGGTGGGAGAATCCCGCGGGACTTTCCCACCCCCCACTACATACCAGGAGAGGACACACCATGAAACCCCCGAAGATCACGCCAGAACTACGGCAAGCCGTTGATACCTTTATCATGGCGCAAGCCTACGCCAAGGCTGTCAAACCCATCGTGCGCAAGTATCAGCAGGACGTGCTTGACGCCAACGACTTCCACTACAGCGCGGAATGGTCCAAGGAGTACACGCGCAACGGCGAGCCGCTCGCAGCCGGACGCTGCACCGACATTGACAGCACCTACCTGATGGACGACGAGGACGCAGCCAAGTACTTCGCGCTGCTCGACATTGCCAAGGAACAGGCGGGCTTCGTCGGGTTGCCCGCGGGCAACTGCCCGCTGCTCATGGCCGAGTACGATGTTATCAAAGCACGGTGGGCCATCGCTCACGCAGCCGAGTACATCACGACCGAGACCGGCCACACCGCAACGTGTGACGCGATCTGCGCAGCCAACAAGCTCACCGAGTACACCGATTTGATTGTCGGGTTGGTCCTGTCACTGGACGGGAGAAAGAGAGGGCGCAAGTGATACTCGCACGGGTTGAAACCAAGCGCGGCACGGCCATACTGCATGACATTGACGGCGAGAAGTTCGCCACGTTCCGCGACCCTGACGGAGAGTTCGTGCATCACTCCACTTGGAGCGATGCGATTATCAAGACGGTCGAGCGGGCATGGGCCACCTACCACGCCATGAGCCGCAACTACACGGACAATGGGAGGGTGCTACCTATCACCCTCCCGCCACACTTGGAGGTAACACCATGACCCGCAAGCGCCGAGCACCGCAGTTGATCTGCGACGATCTCCCTATTTTCACCGGCACGCCTATCATGGTGCCCGACCCGACCAAGCCCAAGGCAGAGGAACCCAAGCCGCCGACCCCGCCCGTTGACGAGTGGGGTTGGTGCGGAAATCTGCTCGATGCGAGTTTTGATTTTGTTGCGGAATGAGCCGCACCCATATGGTATGATGGTACCAACACACACAAGGGAGGATTACACCATGAGAACCAAGGCAACGATCTTCAAGGCAAGCGAGTTCAAGGCCCTGGCAATGAATGACCAGGGGGCCAGCTATGTTGTAGGCAACGACATGCAGTACCCATCTGTTCGTGCGGCCAAGCGAGCCGCTCGCGCTGAGATGGGCAGCGGGTGGCGCATCAAGATCATCGACGTGTACACCGGCGCGATTATCGAGACGTTCCGTATCCGATGACTCGCAGCCTTCGCCGGGTGGGGGGGGTGAAACCCGGCAACAGGGGACAGCATGAACGTGAACAAGGACGCGACCTACCTGGGGGACGGCGTATACGTGCGAAACGATGGTTATCACATCATACTGATAACGGACGGTAACACCATCTACCTTGACTCTGGTGTACTCACCGGCCTGTTGGCCTACGTGGAGAAGCTGAACAAAGAGGGGGCCGAACATGGCAATGACGATACGACTTGACGCTGAGGAAACCGCCAAGCTACGGGAGAAGGCCGCGCGGTTGGGCTACATGGCGAATGACGGGCGCTTCGTGGGCGAGGGCAGCATCAATAAGCTTGTGTGTGCCATCGCAGCGGGCGAGGTCGTGATGATGGAACCGGAAACCTGGGACAGCCTCCGCACCGCAGCCCGTGCGCTGTGTGACAGCCTCCGCATATGGCATGACAACGGGGGCTACGAGTGCCACTGTCAGGAACACAAGGATTTGGAGATTGCCCTTGGCGAGACAGGGAGAATGATAGGGTACAAACCATGACACAAACCGCCGCGCGATGAGGGTCGCGCGGCGGTTTTTGCGCGTCTGGAACCCGTGGAAGTGTGCATTATCTTTACACATAACCAACAGGTAGACTCTTACAGCAAGCCGTCAAGCCAACCCCGCTTGACCTTGACGGGTTGCCCCGCAGGTTTGGGAACCTCTCCCGCATGATGACCGGCTACCTGGGGGCGCTCGATACCCGTATGATCTCCCCCCGACCAGGGGACCGGCATACCTACGGCACGCTGTGCGGCCTTGTCAATCATGCGATAGGACACATGACACCCGTAACGCTGTAGCAAGTAGTTGGCCCACCGCGCTTGATGCGCGGGAATGTCGAACGCAATCCACCACGGAGCCATAGGTTCTTCGTTGGAACAGCGCGTCACCCGCCGCCCCCACATCGGGCGGACCCCGTAGCGCGCAAGCATACGCTCCACATCACCCCCGCAGGAACCCCCAGGCGGCAGCACTTCAAAGTGCGCGCCACCGCCCCGCCCCGCGACCAGCATCACCCCACTACCCAAAACAGAACTTACCTTCGCTATCAAGTTGAAACTGTCCAGTAATGCGGTCAGGTCCATGCTTCCCCCTACTGCGTGAACTCCCCAATCCACTCAGGTTGCTCTACAACAATGTCATCGCCACCCTCAAACGCTTCGGGCGGGAGATCATCACCGCGCGACCGGCGTGCGTACATGCGTTGCTCGTCGCGCGGTGCGGCCCCGGCCATGTACGCCGCGCGGAAGTACTCAGGGAAAGAGGACGGGTCATACGTCTTGCCGTCACTGAGTTGCAGGGTGCTGCGCATTGGGGGCAAGCCGTGATGAATCTCCCGCACGGTCGTCGTGCCATTCGTGATCGTGTGCTCGCGCTCGCCGGTTATGTCCTGCTTGCGGTACATGCGGACCACGAAGCCGATGGACACGACCACGATAGCGATTGATATGCTGGTGATGAGCGTGCGTGCCAAGGCAAACACGCTCTCCCACCCCATCATAGCCATAGCGACAATGGCCGGAATAGCCATTCCCAGGACGATGACGAACGGCCATGCCATGCTGCCCGACTTGGTTTCCTGCATCGGCTACCCCTCCCGAACGTACTCGCACAGCCGCTTGGCGCGCGTCGTACCCATGCCAAGCGCGCGGCGTACTGCGTCCACGCCCCCACCCGTGGCGAGTATCTGACCCGCCGCGGCCATCTCCCCCTCTGAGAAGTCGACTTGCTTGCGCCCCCGGCTTTCCCCTTTCAGGCCGACGGCGATACGGTCAGCGCGCGGCAGCAGCGCATCGAGACTACCCGGCCCACCCTTAGGTATACGCGACCAGATATGTTTGTTCTCGATGTACGGTGCCTGGAAGTGGACGGTCTCGCCCGCGGCCAGATACACCATGTCCCCCCGTTGCAAGAGCGAAGCCACCCCCGTTTTCGCCCGCCCTGTCGCGCCCCAGGCTTCTGTTTCACGCGCCACCCGCCCGAAGATCGACACGGGGAAATTAGACAAGGCCTCACCCACCGTCTTTTGCTTGGGTGCCTGCGTCGTGGCGATAACGTGTATACCCCAGGCCGCAGCCACCTGAATGATGCGCGCCAGCAAGGGCGCAACGTCGCTACTCTCGTCCGTGTAGTGCTTGACTTCCTCCACCACCACGAGCAGGCGCGGCGTAGTCTCGCCCGTGATCTCCCGCCGACTGATCTCGACCATCACCCACGTCAACAGCCGCACAACCTCAAATACGTCACGCTGTATGGGGTGCAACAAGTGCCCGCTGTGCGTGAACGGCAGCAACCCGCCCCGGTTGCCTACCTTGGGGTCGGCGGCGATGAAACCCAGGGCGTCAGGCTTGTTCTGCATGAACAGCCGGTACAGCAGCCACTTCAACAGCATTGACTTGCCGCCTTGCGTGATGCCGCCAATCAGGATATGCGCCTGCGTCTCGTCGCGCAGGTCCAACCACAACGGCGCGGCCCCGATCTCGTTGACCCGAATCCCCAGGGGCACGGCGAGCGAGTGCGGGGGCTTTAGCTTATCTTCCAACCGGCGACCCATTAGCACCCGGCGCATAGGTTCGGGCTTGGGTATCTCGATCAGCAGCGCGCCGTTGAGTGGCGTCACTATGCTGGTCTTGGCCCCGGCCACCATGCCCAACGCGCGGGCCATGTTCTCCACGTCCTCCGGTCGGACCCCCTCCGCTGGCATACACCTGTAGGCGTGGTATTGCGGAGTGTCCGCGAGCGGAGTGACGATACACCCGGCGTTCTTGCCCCGACTTAGGCGCGTGTTTAGCGCACGCTGTAGCTGCACAGCAATGATGTGCGGGTCATACGTTGGCAGCGTTCCGTTCATTCCCACCCCCAAACAAAGAGCGCCCGTGCTTTTTGTGGTAAGCACGAGCGCCCTGTATAATCGCTCTCGGTGCCGCGTGCTTGACCACGTTGCGCCAGCCGGGTAGGTGCCTTCAACACCTACCCGGTTTGTCTGTTTGACTTAGTATACCACACCATCGCCTGCGTGTGTCAATTCTTCTTCCTGACGTAGCATCCTCCACATGCTCACCCCCAACCGCCATATGAACCGGACCACCCAGGCCGACCCGTAGTAGAGTGCAAAGCACAGCAGGGTATTGACGATCAGCCGCAGCGGGAACACAGGGTACGCATTGCGCACCACGGCCAGCCCCGTCATGGTCATGGCGAACGCCAACGGCATGTCGAACGGGCGGGAAAACGCTCTGCCGACATGCCATACGAGCAGGGACACAGCGCAGAACAGGAACCACACGGCCAGCAGGAACGTTGCGTCACTCACCCTCCATACCTCCTATCCCCGGCAAGAAGCCGGGGTCAAACCGCCATGTGCCGTTACACACGGAGCACCAATACTCGTTCTCCCGCAGAGTATACGTCATGGGTTCATCGCAGATCGGACACATGGATTTCAACTCGTCCGCGTCCGGCTCGCCGTCCACGATGTTCAGCGCGGCTTGTGCCAATTCCGTCATGTACTCGATGCGCCGACCAACCGGCGCTTTGTCCGCGTCCACGATCTCCCGTAATGCCTGCCGAAGTACCTCGTTATCCTCGCGTAGAGCGGTGATTGTATCGTTGAGCTTGCCGTTGAGTAGTACAATACGGTCGAGTAGCTTTTCCTCCCCCGTGCCGCCGATCTTGCACGCGTCAAGGTAACGGTGCGCGGCTTGAATCACCTTGCTGCTCTTGCGTGCCAAGTCGTAGATGTCGTCGTTATGCTTGCTCATGGTGTCACCCCTCCCGCCGCAAGCGCGGCTACATAGCGATCAGCCTGCTCGCGTGTCTCGAACACACCGCGCAATTTTCGATACGGGTGCTGCTCGGCGCGCTTGATCGGATTACCTTTGTGACTGCGGGCATACGTCAACTGATAGACGCGCCATCCCTGATCTTTCACAGGCAGGCCATCGCTCGACGGACCTGCATACTCGATGACGTAGGCCACGTTACTCTCCCGCCGCGGACCGCGCGGCTTGCTGATACGGTCTTTCTGGCAAATCGGCCCAATAGTCGCAATCTGCCAAACGTACAGGCGAAAAATCTTCCGGATACAAAATCACCATCGCGTCTCGATGCGGGGGTCGCGGCAATGAGAACACACCGGGCCACACGACGCCGTTGTATACAACCAATATGGTTTTCGAGTGCTGTGGAGCCGCAACCGTCAGCTTCCACTCAACACACACAATATTCCCTGAGTAATGTTCAGCCATGTATCACTCTCCCGTAGTCAAACGTCCCATCATCGCGATCATCTTCATCAATCGTGCCTTCGCCGTAGCAGTCCGGGCAAACTTCCTCGCCGTCGCCGTGGATGCAATGACCAATGCCGTTGCACATGTCGTCACAACAGGTGATGATGATGCCTTCACCGCCGCATCGTTCACAGGTTGCCATGCGTCCCTCCCGCCGCGTCCAACGCGGCTCGCATTTCTCGGCGCACCCTGCGCGCCTCATCAGGAGTGTTGTCAATCAACTGTACTTCTTCAATCACGTCTTGGGCGT